CAGATTGATAATAAATTATTAGACACAAAAATAATACAAAAGCTAAGAATATATAAAAAAATATACTATGTTTTTCCATATATTATTAATATAAAATATTTTTATTTAATATATGCCTGCTCTTGATTTTAAGAATGATACTGGACAAAGTAAATTTACAGGAACAATTAATTATAAAAGCTTTAATTATAATTATACAATTTATTTAAAACCATTTACTTCAATAGAAAAAAATGAAATTATCAGATATTTTGGAAATAGAATATATAAGGGTGAATCGTGTTTAGATATAAATGAAAAAGATGTACGCAGAATACTTCGTAAAGAAGATGCTAGCGCTTTTTTTATTGTTAGCGTTGATGGTATAGATAATGTAGCATCTGGAAGTTTACAAATTTTTGACTGGTGTGAAACTATAAATGGAGAAGATGTCTGGATAAATGATGTTTGTAAAATATCACCAATGGATGTAATTTTACAAGAAAAGACCAATCCAGGAACAACAGGAGTTCCAGTCGATGTAATGTTTATTTTGATGGAACAATTAGTAGCTCAAAATTTAGGAAAGAGTGATATAAAATTATTTGTTGAAAACGAACCTTCAAATGCTAATTTTTTAGTTCCTCGTTATCAAAAAATGGGATTTCAAATAGATTCTGTATGTAGTCAAAATTTTCCAGACGATATTACTATGGAAAAACAAATTAATCCAGATACAAATATCATAGATTTTACATTTTTAGTTAATCCACAACTAACAACTACAGGTGGAAGATATAAAAGAAAAAAAACTCATAAAAAAAAAATTAGAAAAAATAAAACTCACAGACGTAAATATAGAAAGAATAAATAAAATTTTTATGATACAACTTTCAAAGTAGCACCACTTTTAATCTTATATCTTATGTTTTGGTCCTCAATAACAATACAACCCTCGGATGGATTACCTGAACATCCTCCACCATGAATTAAAAATCCAGAACGACCACACATATTATTAGACGATGAAGGAAACAATTCATAACAATATGGCATACCTTTAAATGTAAACATATTACCTAAAGTGTATGTTCCTTGAGGTAATGGACCAACACCAACTTGACATTGACATGAAGGATTATTACGACATGACCCAGATTGACCAGAGCAGCACCCATATGTATCTATATTAGTGCCATCATACCCCATTCCATAAAAATGATGTTTGGATTGCGAATAAGTATAAGGTCCCCCAGTTGTCAAATTAAGTGTGTCTTTCATATCAGTTGGTTGAGCAGGTTTATCCAAAAACATATTGTCACCAAAAACTACGGAGAGAAAAGAAAAAAGAATAAATACACTAGAGTATTTCATTATATTTTATATTGATATATTTTTAAATCATTATAAAATTTAAGTTATAATTTATGCTTATTGAGGACCACTGCCGATTTCCAATGGCGGTCTCATGAAGTCAGGTTCAATTGTGCTCTGGTTCCATGGTCCCACTGACAATTGAGGGTTAGGGGGTTCAGAACGAATTTGAAGGTTAGCATTTCTCAAGGTTTGTCCAATAGTATCGATACCGATGTGGTAACCAGCCTTCAACAAATTAACGTTAGCAAGTTCACCCTTACCAGAAGGGTTTAATTGAGCCCATTGGGAGTTGGTATCCTTAGGTAAAAGTTCGGCAGGATTTTGAACATTAGGATTAGAACAAGAAGAAGGGATACCAGGCATAGAAGTTTGAACACCATTAGCAGAAGCAAATACTTCATTATGTCCTAGAGGTTCTGAAGGGCGAACAGCACCAGAATAAGCAGCATTGGTATTTTTATACTGAGTTTGCATTTGAGAGTTGGATTCAGGTCCAGGCATTCCTTTGGCACCTAAATAACCAGCGAATGCATATACAACATAGGCTAGAATTAGTAAAATAATTATGGCTCCAATTCCGTAGTCATTCCATAGTTTCTTTAAAGAGACACTCATTATATAAAATTAATGATAAAATAATTTTTATGATTAATATTAATTATCCTAAAACTTTCTTTTAAAGACCTTCTAATTCACTTTCTGAAGCTTCATCTATTTCAGCATCAAAATCACTATCACTATCATTAATATTTTCAAGCATATAAGTTTTCTTAATGTTCTTTGCTTCTAAATAAGCTAAAATGGCATTCTTTTTTGCTTGTTTTGCTTTATTTCTTGCTTCCTTATATAATTCAAAATAAACTTGATTAGGTTTTTTTAATATTATTGATGAATCTGTTTTGTCTAAATTTAAATCATTATTATTTATTTCTCTTAAATCATCACTATTTTCCTCAATATCTTCAATTAAGTCTTCAAATTCAATGGATATATTTTCTTCTTTTGGTTCATCCGCTTGTAAAATATCTAGTGGTTCAATTTCTTCTAAAGAATCTAAAGTGGCTAAATCATTAGATTCATTTTTATCTTCGACTTTTTCTTCAGTGTTTTCTTCATTTTTTATCTCTCCAACTACATGAATGTCTTCATTTATTTGTTCTTCAATTATCAAATGTTCTTGTAAACTAACTGGTTGTTTAAATTCTTCTAAAGGTTTGTCAATTTTCTTATTTGTTTTAATTAGACAATTATCAAAAATAGGTTCATTATCTAGCATCATTACTTGTTTTAAATCGATTTCTATTTGAAAATTTCTTGATGTAAATTTTATACCTTGTATATCTAAAATAGATATGATTTCAGTTTCAGGAGTAACGTCATTTATACCTAAAGAAAATTCTTTTTCGTTATAAATTTTAACAGCTGGAATATCGTCTTTAGTATTTTTAACATTTGTTCTTAGTAAATAATACTTACCTGATTTATAAACTCTAATTAACGGATTAAAAGCTGTTTCAATATCAGATTCTTCTAGATTACCTTGAAACCAATCATTTTTTTTTTCATAAATAAGTTTATGACATTTTTCTTCTAAATTTTCGAACCAATGAATAAGAGTTTCAGAATTTTTATCAAACATAAGGTCACAATAATATTTTTTACCAGTTTTAACAAATCCCTGTCTTGTTAAACTTTTTAAAGTTTGTATGTATAATGGTTTCTTATTAAATTCGATTTTGGTAAAATATGCGCCACCTTGGATACCAACCGGGTGTCCTAAAGAAAGTTTTGAAAAGTCAAACGAGTTATTTGGTTCAATTATATTTTCCATATTACTCAAAATACAGAAAAATAATTTTTTTTTAACACGCAAAAATATTCTATTAATTCTCTTTAACATAAGTATGAAGGATTCAATCGTTCAACAATGTTTAGATATTTTAAAAAGAGAAGATATTAAAAATGAATTTAAAATGCTATTAAAGCCTGTTATTAATTTTATTTTATATGAAATTAATCCATATATTTACATTATTATGTCATTAGTCTTTCTAATATTTATAATGATATTAGCAATTCTTATAATTTTAATTTTATTAATACGAAATAAGGAACTTGTAAATAAATTGTTTTAAACTTTGCGGAAGAATTTTAGGCGAATACTTTTTTTTTATTCTCATCAGACTATATAATGGCAAGACATAGTCGCAGACATAGAAGTCGTAAAATGAGAGGTGGTTCATATACAGATGGAGCCAGTTATGGAATGTATGTTAATGGCACAGGTGGTTCCCAATGGACTAGAACCATGGATCAAGCAGGACCTTATGCTCAAGTTCCAGGAAACACTATTATTGGAGCTCAAGGACAAAATGTTGTTCCAACATCTCAAATGCCTAGTAGTAGCAATTTAAATTTAGTTCAATCTGCTGGACGTAAACATAGACGTGGAGGATTTTTAGGTGAAGTCATTAACCAAGCTGTTGTTCCTTTTGCTCTTTTAGGTGCTCAACAAAGTTATGGACGTAAGAGAAAAGGTGGTAAAACACACAAAAGACGCGGAGGATTTATAGGTGAAGTTGTTAACCAAGCCGTTGTTCCTTTTGCTCTTTTGGGAGCTCAACAAAGTTATGGACGTAAGAGAAAAGGTGGCAAAACACGCAGACATCGTCGTCATTAAATATTTTTATATTTAAATTATAATTTAAAAATATTTTTAATAATTTATATTAATCATGAGTTTTGAAAATAAAATTCAACAATGGGTTCAACTTGATAATCAACTTAAAAAACTTAATGAACAAGTAAAGCAATTGAGAGAACAAAGAAATTCACTTGAAACTAATTTAACAAATTATGCGAAGACTAACAATATGTCAGATACAACAATTAAAGTTAATAACGATAAACTTAAATTTACTGATACAAAAATACCTGAACCATTAACTTTTAAATATTTAGAGAAAACACTTGGAGAGATTATTAAAAATGAATCGCAAGTTAAGGTTATTATGGAGCATATTAAACAAAAACGTGCTGTAAAAATAGTGCCTGAAATAAAGCGGTTTTCTAACAATTAAATTATATATCAACTATTTATATGAGTGAATTAGATTATATTGGTGCAGGTGAATTAGTTTTTAATAATGATATGAAAGGAGGTATACATTCTGGGGGATTTAGTGTCAATTCTATTATGTTGAAAAATGGTATGTCTCCAATTATGACATTTAATACAGAACAAACTGGTGGAAAACTTGATAAAGTTTCAGATTTATTTAACGATTTGGTTGTTCCCAATTGGGCTTTATCATATAATACTTCTGGTGGTAAATACAAAGAAGTTGAACATAATGACTCTGATAGTGATGATGATGTAGTTCATGATGATTTACATGATAAATTGTTAGAACTTGTTAAAGAACATAATATTCAATCAAAAACAATAAAAAAGAAAATGACAAGAAAAAATAAAAATTCTTCTAAAAAAGGAAGAACAAAAAGAATTAAGTAAAATATATTATTTATATTAAATTATTATTCTAATATAAATAATGCTTTTTAGAGTTTGCGAACATTATAATGATGATTATGAATATATGTTTCAAGAAAAATATAACGATTGTTTTATATGTTTTGAATATAAAAATAATTTTGAAAACAAACCTACAACCTTACGCAAACAGCAATTATATTTTTCTAATTGTAATTGTAATCTCGCTGTTCATAATAATTGTTTACAAATTTGGCTTGATAAGAATAAATCATGTCCAATTTGTAGAAATAGTATTATTGTAGAAAATAATAATATAATAATTATTTTACGATTTGTTCCATTTGGAATTAGAATTTATACATTTATTCAAATGTATACTATGAGGTTTATTAGAAATATTACAGCTATATTATTTTTATATGCACTAATAGATTTCTATTTTAATATAATTAATACAAAATATGTGCCATATGATAATTATACCTATGTGCCTATTCCTATTTTACAAGATACATATTTAAATGAGTCTAATAAATTTACTTAAATCTCTCCCCATGTATTTTTATTAAATGGTGACACCAATATTTGATCTAAATTATTTTTCATTAAATCAACCTTCTTTTGGAAAGCTATATCTTCTGGAGTCTCTGGATAAGGTGATGAAGTTTTCATTAATTCTTCTTCATCTGAAGTTATTTTTGGTTTATATCCATAACAATTTACACCAAATTTTGCATTTGGATTAGCAATATAACCACCATTTACACCTATTCTTCCACAATCATTCTCATGACCTGGAATAGTTTGTAAAGTATCATATGTTTTCTTTTGTGTTGGAAACAAAGCTAATTGATTGTCTGACCATCCATAATTACACCATTCAGCACCATTATTATAAGCTTTTTCTATTTCTTCATAAGAAGCTAATTCTGCACCATAAGCAGTACATAATGCCTTAGCATTGTCATAAGTATAATAATTACCTGGAATATTAAATACCTGCTTTTTAAATCTTATCTCAGGAACAGGTGCTGGCTGATATGTGCTTTGATCCACTACTATATCAACTGTAGTTTTTGGTGAAAATAATCCTTGAATATAAGCTGTTACATTTATACTAAAAAAGTATTGTAAAGCATTTACTAAAATTAAAATTACTAAAATAGCAATAATTATTATTACAAATATACTACCACCATTTGATTCTTCACTAGTTCCTAAATTATCCTTTCCTAAAGATGATGAAAAAGCATAATATGCTACAACAATTAAAATTACTATAATAAATACCATTGGATTCAATATAAAATTATTCAAATTATTATACATATTAACTGGATCAGTTGTTGTTGTTGTATTTACTACTTCCATTTATAATATATAAATAGTTAAAAAAAATTACCAAGTTATGATTTTATTATTTTTTTCTATAAAATAACACATATGCTTTTGGAGAAACAATCGCTTCATTTCTTCCAACCTCTGAAACAGATGTGTCATTATAGTGATACCATTTTCCATTTGAATTTTTTACATATGAAGTATAATGACCACCCATTACACCACCACTATGATTACAAACACCATATAATTCATATTTAAAATTTTCCTTTTTATACCCAATAACATAATCTGATAAATCTAAATCATCAAGAGGAAATGAAATATAAATTTGGTTTTTTTGAAAACGATTATTAAATCTTTTTAAATCAATTGCAAAAATATTTGGAAATGACCAAAATGATATTTTTTTTCTAATATTTACTTTTTCTTTTGTCTCTTCATCTGTATAATTTTCAATTATCTCTCCTTCAACATAATAATTAAAACAATCTATTAATGAAGGCGATTTGTTGTCTGGGGGAATAGGCAAATCAACCATAAAAAATGGCTCTGGATTTATACTTAAAACTTTACCATTATCAACTCTTATAATTTCAGAAACATTTACAGCATAAAATAAATTCCAAATTTCAGAATAATCTTTTGAGTAAGTTTTTTTAACCATTTCGAAACATTTTAATGCCAGTTTATCTGTTTCTGTTTCTGGATTTCCTGAAATTGTTATTGAAATTTCCCTCGAAAGAGATGTGTGAAAACAATCTATCAAAAATAATAAAAATTCTGACACATCATTTTGTGAATATCCTGTAAAAATTTCTATATTTTTTAATTTTGCTACTTTTTGAATAGTAGTTATAAATTTACCAGGTGAAACAATACAATTTTGATTCCATAAAATTTTTCTTAAATTATCCCATTCAATAAGTAGAGCCGAATCATATTTATTTTTTAATTTATTTTTATATGTTCCATTATCTAAAAAATTATTTAGTTCATAAGTATGAGACAAAATCTGAATACATGAGTTAATAAAACATGTGTTACCTAGATTTGTCAGACCACTTAAACCTTTATTTTCATATTTTTTTATGTCCATCAAACAATATAATATTATACATAATATATTTAAACAGATTTAATAATATATATATATTATGAACACTAATAATTTAAATACTTTTAGAACAGGCAATGAAACGCTTTTTTTAATTAATATATTAAATACGATGTATAATGATAATCTTAGACAAATAAATAATTTAACCGAAACTTTAAATAATTTAAATAATTCAAATAATCAAATTAGAAATTTATTAATTCAAATATTACATAGTAATCAGGGAAATGGAAATACTAGACGAAATCATTCTAGAAGATTCGATAATAACTCAAATAATATTGAGTATAACAATATGTCAGCGAATGGAAATAATAGAAATTTTGGTTATTTGATTGGTGAATATACAATTCCTATTAATAGAAATAGACATAATAATAATAATAATAATAATAATAGATATTATTCTCGGGCTGAATTTGCGAATTTTTTTCAACCAGTCGAAATATATCCAACACAAAGCCAAATAGAAGCTGCTACTAGAAGAGTTAGATATTGTGATATTGCCAGACCAATAAATACATCTTGTCCTATTTCAATGGATGAATTTAATGATAGTGATATGGTTATTGTTATTAGACATTGTGGACACACATTTCATAATGATCATATAATGAATTGGTTCAGAAGTAATTGCCGTTGTCCAGTATGTAGATATGATATAAGAGAGTATAATCCTAATGTGACAACCCGGTTTTTCAATAACACTCAAGATTTTTCTGGTAATAATATAGAGAGAAACAATAACAATAACAATAACAATACCAATAATAACAATACCAATAATAATGATTTATTCAACGAAAATAGCAATAATATTGTTCAGAATTCTCTCGAAAACCTTTTACTCAATAGTATTTTCGATCCTTCTGGTAATTACACTAATAATCAAATGGTTTATGGGTTACATAATATTCTTAATGTATTAAATAATAGAAACCAAAATTTCTGATAATTTATATTAATATGATATAAAGATTTTTTTATATTTTAAAGTATGCCAAGACGAACTAAGGTGACAAATAATGATGAAAATGATATTAATTTGACTTCTGAAGAAATTAATAATTTGAATGATATTGAATTAGAAAAAATATCAAAAAATAATTTATTTGATAAATTTTATAAATTTTGTGTTGATATTTCTACATTACTTCTGAGAACAACATTATTTTCATTTAAAATATCTGGTATTTATTTGTTATGGATTTTCTTACATTATTTTTCAGCACATTTATATATTAAATTTTGTGTTCCAAATACTATAATAGGATTTATTATGTCACCATTTATGATAATGACGCCTCATTGTCAAGGTCTTAGATGGATTGTGTATAATGCTGCAAATATAATTAATAATATGTGGATAGTTATTGGAGCTTGGATATATTCTTTTATATGGATTATAGGTAAAGAAAAAGTAGGTGATACTTAAAATATAATATTTTTAAAATAATATAAAGATAATACATATATATATTTATAGAATGAGTTCAAAATTGTGCACACGAATTGGTTTTAGATGGTCTATTAATGAAGTTCTTTCTCTTCAAAGAGAATTTGAGCTATTAGGTTGGAGTATTGATGAAATTGCGCAAAAGCATAAGAGAACCCCTAACGCTATTATGTTCAAGCTTGATCAAGAAGGTTTTGCTGATTATAATGTGCTATATAGTGATTATCATGATTTAAATAATCAAATGTCTAATGATAATACATGTGAACTTTCTCTTGAACATAATAATACTAGTGAAGATAATGAAAGTCAATCGGATTGTGATAGTGGAGATGATGTATATAATCTTTCACAGAGAGTCGATGGTATCGAAGAAAATATTTCAGAAATTAGAGATATGCTTAAGCAAATGATGTCAATATATGTCAAACCATCAACAAGCAAGAGTTGGTTTTAAATTAAATTAAATTAAATTAAATAAAAAATTGTTAATTGTAATAATTTTTTATTCGCTATTATTTTAAAATACTTATCATATTACTATTACTTTTTAATAAAGAATTTTGTAACACTTTGGTTTCCTAATTTTTCATTATTTGTTTCTCTTAAATATTCATCAAATAATAACATCTTAATTTCTTTACATCTAAATTCTCCTAATTTTTCTTCAAATTTATCTTCATCATTAATGTATTTTTCTTTTAATACTTGTATATCTTTTTTATATTTTAATATCTTAGGTCGTTTATTTTGAATTACCCATATTTTCTCAAGAACTAAAGCAAATAATTGTTGAACTGGTTTCATAATTTGATTTGTAATATAAAATGAATAGTCAATTTTTAATTTATTTTCGGCAATAAATGATGGTGTTTCAATTTTTTCTCCTTGTAAAACTTTCTTACCAGGAACAGCAATATAAGCAAATGGGATTCTATCACCCGGTCCAGGTTTATTTCCAGGGTCTCTTGCTGTTATTCTGTCAGCTAATACTTTATGAGCAATTGATTTAGGATTTTTATATCCAGAGCGTAAAGATTTTGTAATAATTAATTTTTCAATTGGATATTTTTCATCAACAATATTTTGTAAACAATTTTTAAGAAACTGAACAGCATCAGGAATATTTTGTTTCTTCATTAAAATATCAATGATACCACCATATACATCTTTCACTATTGGTGCGTTATCTCTACGCTTTAATACAATACCCATTTCCTTACGCTTACATTTATTAGGGTCTGTTTCATAAAGCATACCAACATATCTTTTCTTAGATAATAAACAGAAAGGCATAAATGTTTTTTCATACTCAAAATCATGTGGAGCTTTTAAAAAGCTAGCTGCTATATCACCTGCTTCCTGTGCTAATTCAATTGTAATTTCTAACGCAAGTTTACCTCTAATAGGAGTGCCATTTAGGTCTTCAAGATTGAAGGTATAAAATACAGAATCAGTGTCACCATAAATATACTCAGCTTTGGTTCTAACTTGACCATATTTTTTTGTATCACAAATTTTGTTACCATAACACTCTTCAATAATACGCTTTCCATATGTTAAGAACTTGCGACCCATTGCTGTCGTGCAAGCAGCAATATCTTTTTCATAAAATGAACTAGTTTTCGCACCACATCCACCATACAATGAATTTGCTGTTACCTTATAACCAAGCTGTCTTTGCTCTAAGACTTGTTTCATAAATTCATCTGTTTGATTTGGAATCATTTTTCTTGTATCTTTTCTTGCTTTTAATAATTTCTTAAGAATGGCAGGCATAATAGCTGATTCACCATCAGGAAACTGAGCATATCTACAAATTTTATAACCACATTTAATTTTTTCTGCTGCTGCTTTTGGATGCTTTCTAAAGTATCTGTAAGTATCATATTGAACGTCTACATATTCATATTCAGAAAGATTATCGTACATATAATTTCCATCAAGATCTTTGAAACCCCATTCTTCAATAAGGTTACCTGCCAAATCAAATTCTTTTGTCCAAACCTTACTATCATGTGATAGATTCTCACTAATCATTGAACTAGGATATAGAGACGCATAATCATTACAAGCAACTGGATTATCTAAATATAAGTCACATTTTGGCGGCAAAACAATAGCACCTTCATAACCTTCGTCTAGATCACCTTTTTCAATAACAGGAATTAATGTTCGAATTTTTCGACATTCATTAGCAATCAAACTTTGTAATTTAATACCTTGACCTCGCATTACCAGGAAATTAATTGGGACACTACAAATCTTTGCCATTTCAATGAATCCAGTAAGAATATCTGACTTATTAAATAGATAATGAACTAAGTTACAATCCTGAATACAATATTTTGCGATAACAGATCTGTCATCCGCTGTTCCATTTGTCATTCTAAAAATATCTTTTGGTGTTACATCATCCTTTGCCAAACACCATCTTACTTTTTTATTGAAGTCTGGCTCAATTATACCATCAATCATAAATTTACAATTTACCTTATCAATTTCAGTTACTAAATATTTTGCACCATCTGCGTAATAATCTACTGAATGTCCAATCTCTTCAATATGAATATAACTACCAATTAACAAACCAGTTAAATTACTCGTTGAAATAACAGAGCTGGTATCATTATGCTCTATTTTTTTAGCAAAATCCCCAATAAAGTTACCTGCCACGTAGTCCAATTTATAACTAGTTAAATTTTCTGTTCGTCTATAGAAATTATATAAATCGACTTGAAGACGTCCGTTCATTTTAATAAATCTTAAATCGTGCTGACCACTAGCTATTTGAATACTACTTTCTTCAATCTTCCATTTTCCAGAATCTTTATCTCTTGTGCCGCATATTTCATCTTTATTTCTTCCAAGCTTTAAGAAATCTTCGACACAATTATTTTCTTCCGCACGACGAAACATAAACTCATAATCAAACCCAAATATATTATAACCAATAATGATGTCAGGGTTTTCTCTTTGAACTAATTGCTGCCAGGCTAATAATAATTCACACTCTGTTTCATATGTTTCTACTTGTGAATTCTCCATTGGAATTTCTGAACAAGTGTTTAAAACAATACAATGATTAAAATGTGGGTCTTTGTTACCATAATTCATAAATGTTGAACCAATAAATGTTACTTTGTCTCCTTCTAATTTTGGAAACACTGAATTTAATGTTAAATTTATTTCAATTAGCTTTCCTTCACGCTCATATTTTTTATCTAATATAACATCAATAATTGTTGCTTGTTTATCAGAATATTCCTTAACATATTTATTAAATACCTTATTTCCAAACGTTTCTGACGTTTCTCCTTCAGCATCTTCTCCATCTGCTTCCTCATTTTCTGCCTCAATTTCTTTTGAAATTTTCTCAAACATAGATTCAAGCGAATTTGCTTGGTTGAAATCATCCGTTTTTTTTATACTTCTAACCTTACATTCAAGCCATTTATTACATAATTCCAGTAAAGCTTCTTTTGAATCAGGACGACGCTTAGGATATACTAAATCAATTCCAGGAGTATTTTCGTAACCAAACGCAGTAAGAATAATATTTGTTAAAGCAATTCTAATTGTATTTTTATTAAATTGGTCAATACCAATATCTTCAAAATATTCTACGATATTAGTAGCTAATTTTTTGTAAGTTTTAATTGGAACAGGAAAATCACCATGACTACTACTAGCTTCAATATCAAAACTCATTATCTTATAAGGAACTCTTGATTCCTTATCATTTAATGGAATAATATTTTTTAAATTTGTAACGAATTCATAATCACAATTTACTGATTTTGATTCATCTTTTCTTTCAATCACTTTTTTCTTTGGAATAGCAATCCAACCAGATGGACTCATGTCTTTAATATGAAAGAAACGTAATAAAGGTGGAATGTTTGCTTCATATAACATAATATTTGTATTTTCATCAAAACCTTCATAACCATTTTTTAATAATTGATGACCTTTACTATAATCAGTATACCATAAATTTTTAGCTTTATTAAATGCATTTAAATTTGCAAATTCAATGAATATAAATTTATGTTCTTTTTTATTATCAAAACCATATAATTTTTTTCTTTTAACAAGTTTTGAATCTGTAATAGAGTTTGAATAGAACTTTCCCATTTTTTCTTTTAAATGACTAATAAATTGTTCTTTCATTGTAATGGACCATTTGTCATTAACCATTACATAAAAGAATGGTTTAAACCCTTCGACATTTACAGAATAAGTTTTACCATATTCATCTACACCAAACATTTGAATCATAAATACATTTGTGTCTTTAAAAGTATTCTCTTCATCATTATCTCTTGATGAATCATATGTATTATAAACGTTATAGTCAAAAACTCTCAAGA